GCGTTGCTGGATGAAGTGACAGCCGTGTATTCTTCACTGATACCGTTGTCGAATGTCACAACACCGTTAGAATCTGCTGTTACTGCCTTTGAAGCCTCTGTGGTTCCCAGTGTGGTGATGTCGTTGTAGTTTAGTTCAGCAGTGGTAGCTGTAACGCCATCGAGAATGTTTACCTCTGCGGTTGTAGCCGTAACACCATCAAGAATATTTAATTCAGCAGTGGTAGCCGTAACACCATCAAGAATATTTAACTCAGCAGCAGTAGAAGTAATAGCTGTGCCACCAATAGATAGCGTAGAAAAGTTACCAGTAGAGGCGGTAGTAGCACCAATAGTAGTCCCATTGATAGAGCCACCTGTGATGGCTACTGTAGATTCATCATAGGCTGACTGTGCAACAAAACTCAGTGTACCAGCACCGTCTGTCTTCAGGACGTAGCCAGCAGTAGAGTCTGTTGTAGGAAGAGTAAACGTACCAACAAAGGATGTGAGGTTACTGTCGTAAGCCTGTATAGAACTACCAATGTCACTAGACTGTAGTGCTGAGTCAGCTAGTGTACCCTGAGCAGCAGTAGCAAAGGCTGTCGAGTGGTTACCATCGAGCAGGTCAGCATCTAATCCTGTACCTGTGCCGTCCACTGTAAGAAGGGCAGTAAGTATCTCAGAGGCTGTCTGGTCTGCTGTAGCACCCGTTTCTATACCATCTAGCTTAGTTTCGTCTGCTGTAGTAAAAGAGGCTGTAGTGCCCGCAAGGACGGATGAATACGCCTGTACATCAGTGCCTATGGTAAGCCCCAGAGAGGCTCTAGCAGTCGCTCCTGACTCAGCAACCCACGCAGTACCGTTGCCTACGATAATGTTACCGTCAGTGTTAGCAAGAGCAGCAATGGCTGTCAGGTCAGCATCAAGAGGCTGTTTGTTATCTAGCTGTGTCTGTATAGCAGAGGTAACGCCATCAGTGTAGTTTAACTCTGTGACTGTCGCAGTGATACCGTCTAAGGTATTCAACTCAGCAGTCGTGGCTGTGATGCCATCTAGGGTGTTAAGTTCTGCACCAGTAGCGGTAATGCTAGTGCCAGCCAAATCAATAGAATCAACATACGCAACACCATTAATATAGATGTCTTTCCACTCGGCTCCTGTGCCTCCAATGTCGTATGTGTTGTCTGCGGAAGGCAGAATATTTGACGCAATATCGGCAGTAAGGTTAATCGTGTCTGTAGATGCGTCACCAAAAGTAAGATTGCCAGATATTGTCGCATTGCCTGTTACCGTCAGATTGCCACCGACTGATACGTTACCTGTTGTGGTAACTGCATCGACATAGCCGTGTGACCAATAATTAGAAGAGTCCCCTAGAGTGTATGTGCTGTCTGCACTGGGGATAACATTAGAAGCTACATCTGCTGTGATAGTAACAGTATCAGTTGCAGCATTACCTAGTGTGGTGTTTCCTGTGATGGATACATCGGCAGCAGTAAGTGTGCCTGTAAATGTAGGAGAAGCTGAATTTGACTTAGTAGCAACAGCAGTCGCTATGTTGTCAAACTCTGTGTTTATTTCTGTGCCTTTAACTATCTTGGCAGGATTGCCAGAAGGCAACGAGTCCTTTGTAGCAAAGTTTGTAGATTTAGTATAATCAGTCATATTCCTGCCTAACCGTGTTCTTAGATATTAAAAGATGCGGGGGCTTTTACACCCCCGTCTTACTCTTATTACTTAGGCGTTGACAGCCAGTACGAAACCAGAGTCAGCACGTAGTACACCAGTACCGTACAGAGTATCGGCAGTGTACATGTTAGCAAGATATTCCTGCTTGTACTGTGTCTGTGAACGTACACCCATCTGCTCAACAAGAACCATAGTGTCCTTGTGAACAAGCATGGAGGCTTTAACAGCACCACCCGCTGAGTTTTCAGCAGCAGTTTCAATGGTAGGACAGTTAGAAGTAACATATACGTCAATGCCGTACAGGTTACCAATCAGTCCATTGCTTACGCCACGACCATCTACGAAGTCAGAAGACACGTAACGGTCAATGCCCATAATAGCATTGCGAAGGCTAGGTGGAATAACGAACACACGACCGTCCATAGGAACGTCTGCATCGTCAGCCAACTGGATGAGGTCACGGAAGATAGCATCGCTAAATACGTCAGCAGCAACTACAGTGTCAACAGCATAGGCTGTCAGACCAGTAGAAGCGTCTGGGTAGTAGACGTTGCTGTGAGTCCAGTCAGAGCCATCACCGTCACCCAGAGACTTGCCCAGAGCAAACAGGTCATCGTCAACCTGCTTTGCCAGAGCGTAGCCAGCATCACCTGTGTAGAATGTACGCAGAGAAGCCAGAGCCTGAACGTCAGTGATGTCTTCGATAAGACGAGTGTATTCAAAGTGCTTATCGACAGTGATAGAAACTTCACTTTCAGTGTTTTCCTGCAATGTTACAGCAGTGTTAACTGATTTAGCATTAGCAGAGCCACGAACTGGCTTAGGAATGTGAAGAGTGTCACCTTTCTTGCCTGTCATAGACATCTTGGTAACAAGGTTAGCCAGAACAAGGTTCTTCTGATAGGCAGCAATTACCTCATCAGACCATATTTCTGGGATAAAAGTTGCTGCTGAAGTATTATCAACAGCACCGCCCATAGCGGGATAAGTGGAAGTAGCCATAATAGTTTCCTATAGTTTTAGCTTTTGACCCTTCCCTCAGAGTAGGCTTTCAGTATTTCCTCTGACATAGCCTGGTAGCGGTTAGGGTCAGTTCTCATAAGATTAATAATGTCTGCCCTTCTGTAGATTTTTCTTGAAGCCTTTTCACCGCTGCCACTAGCACTGCCAGTAGCTGCTGCTTTGACTTGCTGTTTACGCTGTGACTTCTCAGCCTCAGCAGTCGTGCCTAGAAGTTGCTGACGTTCTTTCCAGTTAGAAAAAAGTTCATCTGCTGCATCTATGTCGTACTGCTGGTCTGCCTGTTTCAGCAACCTAGAGCGCATAGCAGAACCGTTTACCCACTCAACAAACTTCTCATCCTGCAAGATAGCATTCATGTCAGGATGCTTTGATTGAAGTTGTGCTAGAGCAGTACTTTTACGGTACTCCTGTGCCATCTGCTTTGCTTCTTGGACAGACGGGTGATTGTCTATAGCGTTACTAACAGCCTTGTCCGGCTCTGCGAAAAAGTCTACTTCTTCGACAGGTTCTTGCTTCTGCGAGAGTTGTGTCTGCTGAGTAATGTAGTCATCTACCACTTTACGCAACTCACCTACTTCAGAACTTTGTTTACCAACCAGCTTCTCAGCCTCTTGGTGCATCTGTACCAGTTCTTCAACAGACTTGTTACGATACTTATCAGGTATTGAGTTATCCTCTTCTACTGCAACTTCTTCTTCTACAGCTTCAAAGGACTCGGTGGTATCTGCGTTTTCCTCTTCGGGACGCTCATCAATAAATTTAGCCATTATTAAACTCCGTGCTTAAACATTGTGGATATTGGCTTTAAAAGGAGGAAGGGCTATTCGCTTGTCTTCCGCTCGTGTTTTATCTTCTCTTCACGCTGTCTAGCCCATCTCATAGTAGCTCCTGGGAAGTCACCACTAATATGGTCTAGCTTAGAGCGAACAGCAGATATTTGCCTAAGTGCAACTCCATCACATTCAGGACAGGTAACCTCTGTTACGTCAGAACTTACCAGCTTCTCTGTTACGTGGTCTTTGTCACACTTAAAGTCAAATAGCATCATCTTCGTTATCCTCAGACTCTGCTTGCTCTTGAGCAGCAATCATTAACTGCTCCAGATTCTTTAGGTTATTAAAGACTGCAAGTTGTCCCTTCCTGTAGAAAAGGTCTTGTTCGTCTTTAGTAGCCTCTAAGTTATCAAGTTGTTCTATGTTGTTATCTACTTCTTCGATTAGCTGTTTCCAGCCTTTTGTTCTAAATGTCTCAAAGAAGTTGTTGTAGTATTCCTCAAGTTCTTTTTCCATCGTTTCTCCTTACGGGACGATTACTTTTTGTATTTGCCTTTCTTCATCTTAGCTTTAGCTTTCTTAGCTGCTGCTTTACCCTTTGCAGTATATGGGTAACTTTTACCGCCTACTTTTGGCATCAGTGTTGCTCCTTGCTTTCAATTAAATCTAAAACTGTAGCTGTGGGCTCATCAAAAGGTTCTATCTCTTGCTCGATGTAGTAATACATCTCCATGACTTCTTCAGGTGTCCAGTTACCAGCAGTGTTCTGTACTAGAAAGAATAAAGCGTCTAACTTCTCTGCCTTTACCTTTGTCATTTCTTTTTAGCTGTTCTTGCTGCTGCTTTAAACGCCTTGTTGGTAGGCGCACCTTTTGAACCGGGTTTACGCATACGTTCATTTGAACCAGCCTTTATTCGTTTGCGTTTAGCGTGTATATTTTTGTATAAAGACATTACCACTTTACCTTGTCAGCCCAGTAAGCTGCACTCATTTTTCCTTTAGAGATATTCTTAGCGTGTCTAGCCTTAAAAGATTTACGTCTAGCTTTCTCACTAGCAGTCTTAGGTGCTTTACCTGCACCACTAACACCCTGCTGTCCAAACCTAATAGTCTTTACTTTATCGCCTTCTTTAGCGACAACGACATGAGACTTAGTTGGATGACTCGGTGTCCTCTTTGGCTTGTTGAACCCGCTTACTCCTACTCTTGCTAGGCGTGGGTCTTTCTTCTTTGGCATTCTCTAACTCCGCTATGCGGTTATTAAGACGTTCAAACTCAGCATTCACCTGTGCGACTACTGCTTCTAACTCACGATGGCTGACCATTGGTTTGCTCCTTTACAGCTATCTCACGTTCCTTCAATAGCGTATTGGCTAGTTTAATTCTCCTCTCAAACTCTTTATCGTCCTGGTCACCAGCTCTGATGTTAGTAGACACAGCTTTTATCCTGTCATTCTCCAGCTCGACTGGAATGGCCTGGGTCTCAGCAACAATCTTCTGCGCTCTGGCTTGCGACTCAGCAGCTTGACCGTTGAGTGCATTAGTCTGTGACTGCTGGAACTCAAGCTGTACTTGCTGTGCTGCCTGAGCTGCTTGCTGTGCCTCTGGTGTAGGCTGACTTGCCTGAGCTAGTTGCTCTATTAGTTCCTCACGATTTGATAGATTCATGTTATCAATGATTGACTGAATCAGTGAGAGGTACAACGGGGAGTCTGCTGGCATTGTCTGTAGTAGCTGCACAAGCTGAGTTACTTCATATTCTCTGGCGATGATGCCCAGAGAGCTAGAGGCCACAAACTTGTAATCAGCAACAGGATACGCTTCGGGGTTGAACTGCATATACCTGTGAGCAGCTTTAGTGACAAATGGAATGACAAAAGACTCTTGGAAGTTAATCAGTGTGCGCTTGTGACGCTTGATGATTGCACCAAGAGACATGGAGATACCAGCAGCGGTAGCCTCCCCATTGATTGAACCTGGAATACCAGCAGAGTCGATAGCACCAGTAGCTGTCTGTACCATCTTCTGCAACTCAGCAGCCTGAGCAAAAGTAATCTGATTTACCTGACCAAAGTTAAATGGCTGTAGCACTTCTCGTGGGTCACCATTAGTCAGAATCAGCTTGCCGGGTTTAACCTCTAAACGTGACCCTCTTGGGATACGTGTAGAATCCATAGCCATCATAGGATGGACTGTCAGTGCCAGAGCGTCTATTCTTGCTCTTAGTTCTGCGTCCAAAGCCTTCTGGCTGTTGTAACCCTTCTCACAGACACCACGACCCCAGAACCTACCGGGTACTACATCCCACGGGAAAGCCACGATAGGACGGTCTTGCATCATGTAGGGGTTACGCTCTGCCTTGAGCAGAATGCCACCGTTAGCTAACACAACGATAGCTTCTACATAGTAACCTTCGTCCTCTTCAGTTTCGCCCAAATCGACTACTTCATCGTCTTCATCGACATCTGCGTCATCAAGGAGGTGCTTAGGTACTAAACCGTAGTATTTCGTAAGTCTTACTTTATCGTCTTCATAACGAGTAAGTTCTTGGTCTGGCTCAATGTCAAAGTCTGGTGATGCTTCACCGACATGAACATCCTTGAATACACCCTTCTCCTGCATCTGCTCAACGTAGTGCATAGGAACAAACTCATCTATGGCTACGCCCATAGCTTCTTCCACAGAAGTAGCAACAGGGTCAATCAAGAAGTTCTGAGGCATGATAGGACGTAGCTTGCACGTAGTCTTCTCTACAATGTTTACGCCTACTGCCTGTAGCTCACCACCCATGATAGGCTGTGTGGCAGGAGCCATCTCTTTAACGTCCTCTAGGACTATCTCAGCTATGCCAGTACCGAACACAGCAGCATTGATTAGTGACTCAGCTACAGCTTTACGTACTTTGTGCTGTGCAAAGTCTTCGTGTAGCTGCTCACGTAGGTAAACTATGTCAGCCTTCTCAGGGTCATTGCGGTCATCTTTGATGTCGAACCACTTACCACGCCCAAAGGTAGCTTCTTCTATCTCTGCTACAGAAGATTCAACAGCTTGCTGTAGTGCAGGACTGATAATCCTTGAACGCTCTGAGTCTCTTGTACGGTCATCAGAAGACCAGATGCCACGCCATAGGCGATAGTATTCGTCAAACTTCTCTGAGTAATTAGCATCGAAGTGGTCACGCCAGCCATCCAGCTTAGTCTCTAGCCAGCTTTCTAGCGTCTCAAGGAACATTTCTTTTTCTTTCATAAATTAGTATCCTGATACCACATCTATAAACTCGTACTCATCCTGTGGCATTTCACCTATGCCGTAGGCCACTTTAGC